CGGCTGTGATAGCGTTCGGGGGATCAACAGAGGAGTAGGTGGATCCAGACAGCGTGCACAGGGCGAACACGCCGGCTGTGTCACTGAATGGGTGGTTCACCTTCACAACTGCTGAGAACTGTCCGTTGGCACCGGGCTGCATAGTGAACCTCTGCAGCGTGCTGGCTTTGAAGCTCGGGACCGATATATTATCGACCACACAGGGCTTCTTGCCACGCATCATGGTGAAAGGAGCGGCAATGACACGCAGATAATCTGCGGTGCACTCCTTAACAGCATAACCTGGTACCAGGCTTGTTTGAGAAGCTGGCATGCGAGCATAGCTCACATGCTGCTTCACAGGCTTTTGGGCCTGTCCTTGTTTCCGCCTGTTGCGCTGGCGGCGTCGTCTTGCGTTCTTTCCTGCCATAGGCTTACGATAGCTAGAGCTAGTGGAACTAAACAGTGGAGCATGTAATCTCCGATAGGGTTTCCAGCCCGGAACCTGGAATCCGGGCTGGGTGGATGTGGCTAATTAGACACTTCCGGCACCGCCGGTGCAGTCAATGGCTTTATGGCCATTGAGCTTGCACTTGCGGCACTCGCCGTCGAAGGGTTGTGCCTTCAGCTTTAAGCGTAGGCTTCCTTTCTTCTTTGGGCGAGTTTCCGGTTGTTTCCCCTTACCACTGGGCTTATATTTGGTGGTTGGCGCCGTGACTATGTCAGGGGCCTCTCCATTGATGCTGACGTTGCCAGGTCCAACTGATGGCAGCATTAATAGAGTAGGGGGGGTCAAGCACTCCTCCAAGGTATGCAAACCTCGGAGCCACGATGAAAAGGCGGGCACATCAAGCTCCTGAACATAACCGTCGACCATCCAGTCTTGGTATGTGTTCGGGAACTGCACCTTATACGAGTACTGACCAAACCAACTAGACACACGCTTGTAGACTTCCTGCATGTGCTTAAAATCTGATGACTGGGCCATCTCAACAACCTTGGTCACAAAGGGCCCAATGATTGGAGTGTTCCTGTCAGTAAGATAGTACGACAT